TCATAAAGAAATTTTTGAAAAAATTATAGAACTTAGAAATAAAAGAGAACTTGTGGACTTGTATATGGTTAAGTTATATAAAAATATGGCTATCACAAGTATAGAAAATACAATAACATCTTTATACTATACAGAGTTTACAATTTCCTTAGTTGAAATAAAAATTGCTCATGTTTCTATGATACCAGCACCCAGTAAAAAGGCTAAACCTGCTGTAAGAAAGAAAACAAAAATAAAAACAAGAGCAAAAGTAAGAAATAAAATAAATGAAGTAAGAAAAAATGCAAATGGAACAAAAGATTGGGAAGGAGACTTACAAAGTGAACATATAAAATTACCTAATAGTAATGGTGGTGGAAAATCAGCAGGTGGAGGAGCATTTTAATGAAAATAAATATAATGAAAGAATCAATTCCATATATAACTGATGTAACTATTGCAGGTACAACTTTTCAATTTGAATTTACATATAATTCTTATGATAAAAGGGTATATGTAACACTTTATGACATTGAGGATAATTTAATATATCCAAATGAGCCTATTTTATTTGGTATTCCACTTTGGTTTAATAAATTAGTTGATGAAAAAGGGAACTTTAATAAAAAATATCCACAAAAATATATTATTCCAAATACTTTGGATAGAAAAGCAGTAAAAATTGATTATGAAAATATAGATAAAATTGAACTTTTAGTGGAGGAATAATGGAATTTATAGCAAATAGACCTATTTTCCCAAGAAATTCACACCTTGTTATAAATGGAGTAAAAATAAATGATCATAATAATAATGGATTAAAGTTTGATGTTGAGGTAAAAAGTGGAGAAGAAGGGAAAGTAGGAGTAGGGACATTTAAAATATACAATTTAAGTCAAGACATAGAGGTAGGAAGTGAAATAGAACTTTGGTTTGGTTATGAGTCTGATATTGGATATTATTCTAAGTATGAAGTTATTAAAAAGAAAAAAGCAAGAGATGGAGCTTCTTTTGTTCAAGAGCTAACTTGTTCAGAAAGAACTAAGAATAGCAGTAAAATAGTTTCTATTAGTTTAGATGGGAATGTAAGAATATCAGAAGCTATTAAAGAAGTTACTAAGGAATTAGGTTTAAATCTTATTTCTATGGATCTAAATAAAGACAAAGTTTATACAAATGGTTTTACTTGTTATAGTCAAGGTTTTCAGGAGTTAAAAGAATTAGTTCAGGACTCAGAAAGTAAAATGACTTTAAAAGGTGATGATCTTTATATTTATACAGATAGGCAGAAAAATCAAGCTATTAATTTAACTTTTGAAAGTGGTTTGATACATAATCCCGAAGCTGTTGAACAGCAAGAAAAAGAAGTGAAAGTAAATAAAAAGTCTGATAATAAAAAAACTGACAGTAAAAAAGATGAGAAATGGACCAAAGAAAAGAAAAAGAAAACTGTAAAAGAAAGTAATAAATATGATTATACTGTTGAATGTTTTCCAATTCACTATATAAAAAAAGGAGATATTGTATATGTTTCAAGTGATGATGTCAGTGGATTTATGCAAGTTGAAGAGGTAAATATTTCTTTAAATGATAGTTGGAATATGAAACTAGGAGTAAAAGTGATGAAAGATGATGGAAAACATAAGGATAATTCTAGTAAAAATACAAAAAATAAGAAAAGGTAGATTTGTAGATGCTGAACCTTTATTTAGTCCAAATGGAGTTGCCTTGCCTGTACTTCGTAATGTTCCAGTGGCATTATTTGGAGATAGTAAAGACCACATTGATTGGAATATTAAAGAAGGGGACATAATGCCGTATTTTATATTAACTTTTGATATTTCTTCATATATAAGTCAAGGCTCTCATGATGTTATGGATTCAAGTAGAAGGAATAACTTAAATAATGGCTTTATCTTACCTTTCACAATTCCAAATGCTACTGAAAGTCTTGAATTTCCTTCTGATATTAGAATTATTGGAGATAGATTAGAGGAAGGAAATATTGAGTTAAAAGGAAATTCTAGTCAAAAAGGAAATGTTGAAATAAATGGAGATACTACTCAAAAAGGAAATACAACACAAACTGGGAATATATCCTCAACTGGAACTGTTTTAGCAACAGAAGATGTTAAGGCTGGAGAAAAGAGCTTAAAAAATCATAAGCATTCAGGAGTAGCAAAAGGAAATGACACAAGTGGAGGAGTAGTTTAATGAAAGCTATAAAAATGAATGATGGAGATATTAACTTTTTAACTATTTCAGGAATAGAAGAGTTTTGGCAAAGAGTAGTAAACTCCTTAAAAATATACTCAATAGAGTGCTTTTATGATGAAAATTTAGGACTTGATATAAGAATAATAAATGAACAAGATGTAGCTGAGTATAAACTTGAACATATTTGCAGAAAGTTACAAGAATGGTTTAGAAGTGAAATAGAGTCAATTAGTTATCAAATAATTTCTGAGGAAAAAAGAATTTTAAAAGCAAAAATATATATAACTCATAAAAAACATAATGATATAGAAAAGGAGGTGATTATCAGTGGATAAATTTGAAACAAAAGGCTTTCAAGGACTTATGGAATTAGCACAAAAAGAGGCACAGAAAAAGGAAAACTTTGGGAGTGATTTCAATGTTGAGTCAACTGGTGATTATTACAAACTAGCAGCACCTTTTATATATCTTTGCTCTTACCTGGAAGACAAAATTATTTCAATAGCAAGGGGTTTAAATATATATAATGCACAAAATGAAGAACTAGACAATTTATTATATTTTTTTCCTAGAAGATTTGGCACAAAAGCACAAGTACATTGTAAAGTTACAGCGACAGGCTTTGTTGATGTTGTACAAGGGGATATTATTATCCAAGCAGAAAATGGGACAAGATATGAAAATATAGAAAGGTTTGAGGTGGATTCTTCAAAGAGTAAGACAATACTATTTCAGAGCCTGTTCGATGGAGAGGAAGGAAACATTCAAATTAATAAAATTGAAAAAGTTATAAAAGCACCAGCTTCAATAGTAGATGTACAAAACACAGAAATTGGAGAAGGTGGGCTTTCTTCTGAAACTGATTATGAGTATTTAAAAAGATATTTAGCTGGAAATAGTAAAGGGGAATGGGCTTTATTACCTGTTTTAAATGCTATTAGAAAATTACCAGGAGTGAAAAGTGCTAATGGGATAAGAAATAATACAATGGACATTGACAGTTTTGGACTTTCTCCAAAAAGCATTTGGATAGTTGTAAATGGAGGAATAAAAGAAGAAATAGCACATGCTATTTATATGCACATTCACACACCTGACACAAGAGGAAGTGTTGTTGTGAATGTTCCAACATCTGTGCCTAATCATTATGAAATAATAAGGTTTGACAGACCAACCCAAGCAGATATTGAATATAAACTAGATATAAAAAGTTCTGATGAATTAAAAATCAAAAATTTAATTGATGAGTATATTAATGAAGCTGGGATAGGGGCTTTATTATCAAATGGAACATTCTTATATGAATATCTTTACAATAAAAACTATAAATACACTGATTTTGATTTAAAGTTTAGAAAAAAAAGTACTCTTATTTGGAGTAATTCAATTCAATTAAACTTTAATGAAATACCAAAGAGTGCTGGGAGAATATCATGATAGATGAGGTTATAAAGGGTTTACCTTTACATTTTCAAAAGGAAAATACAATTAAATTTTATAAGACCTTGAAGCCTGTTATTGAGTACATAAATGCCTTAATAGAGGACTTAAAAAATCAAACATCACTATTGAAATGTTCAGGGATATTTTTAGATTTTATGGGGGAAAGATATGATGAAAAGAGAAATGGTCGAGATGATGAAATTTATAGACAAGCATTGATTATTAAAAAAATGGCACTTGATGGATTACCCAATACGGAGTTTTTACTTTCATTAACGAGAGAACTTACTAATAAAGAAGTTACAAAATTAAAGACCAGACCATTACAAGAAGTAGCAAGCCAACTATTTAAAGTAAATATGGTTGATGACTTGAAAGTTATTAATAAAATGCCTGATTTAAATAAAGTTTGTGAAGCTGGGGCAAGAATGTATTGGGAACTTGAAATAATTAATAATAAAAGTAATAAATATTACTCATCAATAGTTGAGAATATGAAAAAAATAGAGATAAAAGCTGATTTTAAACTGGATCAAACTATGAGGATAAATTCAGAATTGAATATAGCTCAAGGGATAGGATTTACTAAGATAATTCAAATAGGAGGGACTACATAATGAGTTATTTTGAAGGCTTAAAGCTAACAAAAAAAGGTGAACAACTTCAAGCAAAGATAAATGGAAACTTATCTGAAACTTTAACTTTTACAAAAGCAAAGTTAGGAAGTGGTTCAATAACTTCAAATGATGAGATTAGATTCTTAACAGATATAAAAGAAGTATGGGGGACAGCTAGTGTAACTAGTTGTAAGATACAGGGAGATGAAAAAAATATAGTAGCTATAGAACTTCAATTTTCTAATGCTGAGCTAAGAGAAGATAAAATCTTCAGAGAAATTGGACTTTATGCACAAGGAAATGAAGGTGAAGAAATTCTTTATGCTTATGCTAATGCTGGAGATAAATATGATTATATTCCATTAATGAAAGATAGCCCACATTCTTTTATAATAGTAATTTATTTCAATATAACAAGTGGTTCAAAAGTTGATGCCAAAATTGATTTGCATAGTTATGTATCACTTCAAGAGTTTAATGAAGGAATGAATAAAAAAGTAAATAAAACAGACTATGCTTCAGCTGAGCAGTATGGAATCGTTAAATATGGAACTCAAGAAAGTACAGCACTAGAAGGGAATAAATTTACTCAAATGATGGGGAAAGATTATGGAGGAATATTAAATGAACCAGGAACAAAAGAAGTAGGAAAAGCATACTGGGATAATAACACAAAAAAGCTATATATTTGTAAAAATAATAATAGTGATATATCCCCAAATATTAATAACTATATTCCATTTGATAATGGGTCGATTCTTGAGAGATTGGAAAATTTCATTAAAGTTAAAAATAATAAAATATTTACAATAGGTAATATTTGTATAGAAACCATAAACTGTACCCCTAATATAGCAGGGGTTAGAACTGTAAAAATTGAGAGTGATTTTAAAAATATATTTAGTATATTTCTAACTGGATATATCACTGAAGGACAAAATGCTGAACATCTTATGAGACAGGTAGTTCATGATTATTATTCTAAAATAGTAGCAACTAAACAAGTTAAATTGTATGCCTCTGGAAATCAATCTTTAGAATTGACTATCATAGGAACAATTTAATTAAACTTTACTTTACTTGCAGAAAATAAAACTTGGTTATTAATGTCTTCTGAACTTGCTAAAACTATTTCATTTTCGATTTTAATGCTGCATATATTTAGTTTTAAATTCTACCAAGCTATAGTAGGCTATGAATGTGCTAATTAATGCTTTTAGCAGGATAAGTTATAGTAAAATAATAAGCCCCAGCATTATCATCTGCTTCAGATTTTATTAAGTTTCCATTACTATGTAAGAAAAATGTATTAGATTTAGTACTATTTCTATAAGAAGCACTAAAATATAGAGTTTCACTTGGTCTATACTTTTCAGGCAAATTAAAAATAGGTGTGTTAGCTTTATTAAAAAATGCTGTTCCACTGTCAACTATAAGAGTTACCATACCTGCAATTTTATATACTTTTACAAAAGTTGCATTTGGAACGTATAATCTTTCACTCTCAAGTTTAGAGAAATTTTCCAATTTATTCAGATTCACTTATGATGAAATAAGTACCCTAATTAAAAAAATGAAAGGAGAAATAAAAATGAAGACAATAAACTTTTATAAAGGTACAGAATTAAAATATTCAGTATATTCCAATAGTTTAGAAGATGTCAAAAATAATCCACTTAATTATTTTCCTGAATATACTGAAGATATGGTTATAACAGATAAAAGATTTCAATATCCAATATTCAAAAATAACGAACTAATGGAAATGACGAGAGAAGAAAAAATAGAACAAGGGATAGAAACTCAACTAGAACCAGGGGAATTTATAAAAAATAAAAAACTTGTTAAAGTTCCTCAGCCAAGTAAATACCATTTTTGGAATAAGGAGACTAATAGATGGGATTTAGACCTAGAAGGGTTA